TGCGGCCCAGGTGTCGTCCATGAACTGCATCACGCCCTTGGCTCCCTTCGGCGACACCGCGGTCGACCCGGAGCGCTCGCCCGCGTTCTTGATCGCCAGCAGAGCCTCGGGCGGGATGCTTTCGCGCTGCGCGGCCGTAACTGCATAGGCATCCAGGCGGGGATCGTCGAACTTCAGGGCCAGCCGCTCATTGCCGCCCATGCGGGCCAGCTCGCGCGCTGCGCCCGGGTTCGCCAGTGCCGGATTCGCTGCTCGAGCACGAACACCGCGCATGGCGTACGCACCGAAGCCGGCGGGGACCAGGGTGGAGATCGCCAGCCCGACCGGGTCAAACGGGTCGTACTGGTCGGCCAGCTTGTCGTATCCGGCGTTTTCGAGGATTGCCTTGCTCGCGGCCTGCTGCGCGACGAATCCACCCGGGCCGCCTACGGCCACCAGGCCTGCGGTCTGGGCCAGCGTCCGGCCCGCCACCGGCAGCGCGACGGATGCACCGGCCACGACGCCGGCGACCGCGCCCACCTTGGTGCGGGTATCAATGTCCACGCCCTCTGCCTTGAGACGGTCGGCCTCGGTCATGCCTTCGTCGGCGCCGGTCATCACCGCGCCGGGGATGGGGCCGGCGGCCAGCGAATAACCCACCGCCTTAGTGGCGAATCGACCGAGGCCGAACAGCAGCTGCTCGGCCTGGTTCGCGCTCTGGGCATCCGGAGCGAAGCTGCGCGCGGTGGCGCGGAAGTTGGTACCGGTCTCGGTGCTGAACGCCTCGCCGCTGTCGATGCGCGACCTGGCGCCGGCGCCGTCCGCCCGGGCTTTGTCAGCTGCTTTCGAGTCGAGCAGCAGCGTCGGGTCCAGCTGGCGAGCGTAACCGGCCTGCATTTCGCCGTACGCTCCAAGGATGTCGGAGAAGAAGCCCGCGGACTCGTTCGCACCGGCCCCCACGCCTTTCGGCGCGGCGGAGATGACGCCCCACATGCTGGCGGCGAACGACCGCTGTACGGGGCGCTCAGCCAGCGGCCGCGCGACGCGATCGTCCAGCACCTTATTGGTACCTTCCTGGAACAGGTCTTCAATTGCCATTGCGTACCTCGATAGTGATGCGTTTCCCCTGGCTGTTGGTCACCAGCCCCATGCCGGCGCGGACGTTGTATCGGCCCTGACCAGCGGTAACCAGCGCGGCGTCCGGCAGCGAATTGACGAATTGATCGAGCGGGACGGCGGTTTTGCCAACGAAAACCTTGGCGCCCGGCGCCTGCGCGGCCAGGTCGACCGGCTTAATTGACGAAAGGCGCTTCTCGAAGGCGCCTTCTTCCATGCCCATCGGGAGCGGGATCTTGCTGCCGTTGCGCTCGACGATGCGCCCGGCCACCATGCGCACCACCTCGCTGGCACTGGTATTGCGGCCCTCGGAAGCGAAGCCTGCCTGGACGTAGTAGGCGGCCTCGACGATCTTGTCGCGCACTTCCTGATTGGGGAATGCGTCGCCGATCTCGTTGGCGATCGCGCCGCGCCAGCCCGTTTCCTTGCGCTCGTCCATCATGACGGCCTTGTCCTTGATGGCCCGGGCGCCCCTGATGATCAGCTCGCTGGTGTAGCGGCCGTGGCTGGTCTGCAGGTCTCCCACGATCATCGCGGTACCGAGCACCTTGTCCTTCGCGTCGATCTGGCGGGCCAGCGCCGCGAGACGATCAGGATCCGCGATCATCTTGCCGAAGCTGGCCAGCGCCGACGACTGCTGATCGGGTGGCAGGGACTGCACCAGGCGGCCGATCGTCTCCGCTTCGTGCGGCTGCAGCGGCGAGACCTTGCGCTCTGCTGCGGCTTCCACGGTGCCGATCTGCTTCATGCGCTCGGCCAGCACCGCCTGCGCGCTCGGCAGGTCGTTCATCGGCATGGCTGGTGCACGCGGGATGACGCCGCGTTCCTGGGCCGCCGTCCATGGGTTCTCGGCGTACGCCTTGACGCTGCCTTCGCGGATTCGCTCCATGGCAGTGGTCATCTGCTCCTGGTCAGCCGACACGCCCACGCCGCGGGTGGATCCGGCGGCGCGCCGCTGCTCGATGGTGGCGGCTTGCTGAGAGAGGGGCAGGGCGGCGAAACCGGCGACAGCTGCTTGGGAGCGCACCAGCTCCTGCACGGCGGGCGCCGCGCTGGTACCGGCCGTGATGGTCGACAGCTCGGAAACGTATTCTGGCGACATGAACCGGCCGTTCAGCACCAGGTCACGCGCGTCCTTGAGGGCGTCGCGGCCTTTGTTCTCCCGGGCTTCCTGCTCGCGCTTGAGGCGTTCTTGCTCACGCACGCCGGCGGCGATGATGCCCTGCTCGAAACCATAGGCTTTCGTGATCAGAGCGGTCCGGCGCGCTGGGTCGATGGCCTCGCCCTCTGGGCCCTCCAGCTTCGCGCGCGCGGCGCGCACCAGGTCGGCGTTACCGGTCTGGGCTGCACCTTCGAGTGTGGCGTTGGCGAAGTTGTAGGTCGCCCCCTCCTTGAACGCCTGCTTGGCGGTCGCTATCTTCTCCGGATCCCAGCCAGCGGCCGGGCCCATGGTATCCACAGCCGCGCTCCACTGGTTGATCGACCCCGGCAAGTCGCGCATGGCCGCGCGCTGGAACTGCTCGCTCATGTTGAGCAGGTTCGCCCCGGTCTCCTGCTGCGTGCGCTTGAGGGCGATGCCGCCCAGGTTGCGCTCATGGATACCGTTCGCCTTGATCAAGTGCTCATCGATGACGGCGCGCTGCTCGACGGTGAAGTCCTTGGTGCTTGTGCCGACCATCTCCCCCATCCGCTTGCGGAACTCGGGGACCGCCTGGTCAGCGGGCAGCTTGCCCTCAGTGATATCGCGCCCAATCTGATCGGACAGGTCATACCCGCCGTTACTCAGCGTCGCCAGCGTCGACGCCGACTGCGCCCGCTGCTTCTGCAGCTCTGCCTTCTGCCGTTCCTGCTCGATCTGCTGCAGGTCCTGTGTGACGTTGCTGAGCGCGTTCCCCACATTGCGTAGCGCAGCGCCCATGGCGCCGCTGTCACGCACTTGGGCCTGCCGCTGCGGCTCCGCAACCAGGTTGCCGAAATTACCCATCGGGATCTTCATCAGCCGCCACCTTTCTTCTGGGAGGATTTCCACTTGCCGTAGTTGCTTGCCCCGTTCAGGACTGTCGCGCCGGCGTTCAGGTATCCGGCAGTCTTTGCTGCGTCGCCCTCGGCAATCATCATCATTCCTTGCTCTTCGGTCGAACGCTGACGCCTGACACCGGTCAGCAGCGTGGTGTACGCGTCATCCTCGGTGTCCTTGTTGATCTGTTCATTGATGCGCAGGGGCGTTCCTTCCCCGATCGCCACCCCGGCGGCCGCCATCGCTGCGTTGGCCTGCCCGGCTGCGGCGCGCCCGGCCTTGCGAATCTTCTCCGCCTGGGCCATTGCTGCGTCTTTCTCCGCGTTGCCTTGGCGGCGCGCCAGCTCGGCATTCGCCTCCGCTGTGTTCTGTGCGGTGTCGGCAGAGTAGAGTGCGGTGGTGGCTCCGACGGCAGTGGCCGCGATTGCGGCGTAGACCGCAAGAGCTGCTGTTTCAATTCCCATAATTAATCTCCAGTCCAATCATGCAGCGGGAGAATCCCAGCCGCTCATAAAGTCCGGCAGTGCGCTCCGGGTCGAGCCCGGTCGACGTGCCGGCCGTCAGCCACTTCGCGCCGCGGATCTCGCCCCAGGCCTGCAGTGCGGCGATCAAACGCACCGCGACCATGTTGCCGCGCGCTTCAGGTGCCATAAAAAAGCTCACTTCCTGCGCCACCACGTCGTCGCTCGACCAGTGGGGTGAGGACATCCCGGCGATGCCGCCCACCACCAAGCCGTCCTGCTCGGCCACGAACACGACGCCATTCGCTTCGAGGATCAGGTGGGCGATGAAGTGGGCGGCCTTGGCCCGGTTGAACGAAAGCCGCGACCAGCGCGGGCTTTCGCGGTGCAGCAGTTCGCCGAGCGCGAGGATGCGCGGCAGGTCGTCCAGTGTTGCTACTCGAATTCCCATGGATTCCTCAGCTGTTGACGGTGAGCTTGCGGACGACCGCAAGCAGGTGGAAGGGATAGGGTTCGTCCTGGGCGATCGTGATCTTTTCGTCCCCGCGCGACCAGTTCGTCAGGCCAGCGCGCTTGAACCCAGAAAGCATTTCGGGCGGCAGGTCGAGGAGGTGCTCGCCGAACTCGCGGAATGCGACTTCATCGCCGTTGATCGTGGCGCCGATGGTTTCCATCAGCAGGAGCGATACCTCGTGCACGCGTTGCGCGTTGCCCTGGATGGTGCCGTCACCCGCTTGAATCTCGGGGCGGAGGAGGGTGATGCTGTTCGAGAACGGCAATCCAATCTCGACGGTGAAGGCCGGTCGGGGAAGTTCGATCTCGCCGCCGGTAACCGTGAATTTCCCCATGTACACGTCGTCGGCGCGCACCGCGACTTCCTTCCCCTCCAGGTGGCCGATCCCGGCCCAAACTGCCTTCCCGGCGCCGTCCGCGCCGACAATGGCGCAGTCCGTGTGGTAGGTCGTCTCGAAGCGCTCCACGTAGCGTTTCATCTGGCCGCCGACGGTGCGCTGGACGATGCACCACACCTCGTCCCCGGTGGCATTCGGGATCGACGCACACGACTCGTACAGGCCGTCCGTATGCTGGGGCGTCCAGGCAATCACGCCTTCATCGCGGTCCAGGGTGAGCGTGGCTAGCTTGCCATCAGCGCGCACGCACCACAGGCGGGAGTAGGGCTCCTGCTGGTAGGCCATGTCGGTGATTCCGGGGGCGGTGATGTGCTCGGCCAGCACGGTCAAGTCCGGGGCGTTATAGGTGTCGGACTCGATGCGATAGGCGAGGGAGCGGATCTTGCGGCCGGCGCGCTGGACGAACAGCACCTCGTTCCCGATGCGCAGCGGCTTGACGAAGTTGCAGCCGTAGACCGAGGGGCTGTTGGACTTCACGCTGGTGGGCGTCAGCGGTTCGCCGTTGCCGCCCTCCATGGTGTATTCGCCGCCGTAGGTCAGGGGCATCAAGGCCTTCGCAGCCACCATCCGCTGGATCGGGTTGATCTGGCCGCTCGACGGCAGCGAGAAGCTGAACGCGTCGTCGGCGTTGACACCGATCGTGAAGTCGAAGAACAGGCCGGATCGGCTGCCCCAGACGGTTTGGGGGTAGCGGGTCGACCCGGCCACTGCAAGGCGCTGCTCGTACAAAGCCCCGGTTCCAGGGTAGCCGTTGATTTCGTTCCAGACGGAGGCTTCCAACGTCCAGGCGCTCGGTGGTGACTCAACGACCGAAGTGAGTTCCTCCTTGATGACGCCGTACACGTTCAGGGGGTCATAGAAGTGCGTGATCTGCACCATGCCCCCGTTGATGCGGACGAACTTGCCGACGTCCTGCGCCCGCCAGGTCTCGATCGCCGGGCTGGATGGCGCCTGCATGCCTGGCTCCTCGGGAATGCCGATCTCCTGAACCATCGACAGCGTGCAGCCGGCGCCGACCGGCTCCTTGGTCGATGGCGTGATGCCCACCTGAGGGGAGTCCAACAGCTCCCATTCGCCGACCGGCATAACAGCTGCGGTGAATGCATTGGTGATCTCGACTTTGATGCTCGTCGGGCTGAGGCAGCTGGTGATCAACGCTGACCCGGATCGGTGAGTAATACGGCGGCCGACATCGCCCTCCAGGAAGGTGGCAGCCGAGGCGGTCACTGTACGGTTGGCGCCGACGCTCACCTCCGAAAGCGTAAGCGAAACCGGAAACGTGTCCCCGATCTCATCGAACGGTGCGACGGTGATCGGGGCAGGCCCGAGCGCCCAGAAGTCCGCAGCTATGCGCTTGAGGGTGTGGATCGGGACGCCTCGGTGGAAGATGAACATCGTGTCCGCGCCCTGGGTGTAGTCCATCTCGGCCAGCATGTCCTCGGTATAGGGCGTTTCGATTTCGTAAGGCACGCCAGCGCTGAGAATCTGCCCGCCGCTCTGTACGTAGGCGCGCATGTACAGGTGTCCGAACTCCAGGATGAAAGCTTGGGTGGTGCTGAAGATGTAGGGCACCAGGCGGGAGCGCCTCGAGGAGTCCTTTGTCTCAGCGATGAAGGTCGAGCCGGGCCTGCGCTCGGCGCCGCCGTGGATGTTGACCAGGCAGTTGGGCATGGCCGCGGCGCCGTTCTGGTAGCGGCTGACGTCGACGCGGCCGTAGCACTTGGGCGAGACCTCGCCGGCGGTGAAATTGGTCTGGTTGATGGTGACGCGGGGCATGGCCGGTCCTTACAGGAAGCGGGATTCAGCGAACGAGCCCTCGGCGAACTCTTCCGGCGGATCGTCTTGGCCATCGATCGCCTTAGCTGCCTTGAGCTCGCGCATGAACTCGTCGCGGTAGCTGTCGCGCACCGAGCTCGAGGAGGTCACTGCATAGGCCATCTTGGCGGCCATGGCCAGCTCGATCACGTGGATCAGGTTGGTCGACCAGGTGTCCTCGATGGTGTTGCGGAAGCAGTAGACCAGCGGCAGCGCTGTGACGTTGGCCAGTAGCCGCTGGCGCTCGGAGCGATATTCGAGGGCCTCGCCCTTCTTGCCGACCTGAAGCGTGCGCAGCCAGTCGCCCGGCAGCTGGAACTGGTATGCGAAGTCGAAGGCGGGGGCGTTTGCCATCGGCGCGAGGATGACCCGGTCGGTAGCGCAGTTCCAGCTGTGCAGCCGCAGCACGTCGTCGCGGACGCTGGGATAGAGGTTGGCGGCGATGCGCACGTGCGGCTTCGGCTCATCGAAGGAGCTGAACGGCGTGCCGCCGAGCATCACCAGGGCGTTGGAACAGACTGAAACTGAGCTTGTCATATCGGACCTTCAAGAAAAAACCGGGGCACATGGCCCCGGCGGAATACCCCGAGGGGTAGGAGACAACCGGAAACCGGTCAGTCGGTGACGTACTGCAGTTCGACCTTGAGCGCCTGGTTGGCGGCGAGCGCCGCGACCTTGACGGTGGCGTAGACATCGACTTCTTCCGTGGTCACGTACTCGGCGCCGTTGGTGATCAGCGCACCGTTCGTGGCGGCCTTGGTACCAGCAGCGGCGATATCGACGCCGGCAGCGATGCCCGACGCGTTGATGACCGCGCCGTCGCGGGTCTTGCGCACGCCGATGTCGAGCGTGGAGGTGGCGGTACCGGCGGCGCAGCTGACGATGCCGTCGGACAGGATGCGCGAACCGATCGGCAGGCGGCCGAGGAAGATCGTGTCGTTGATGGCGGCGCCCGGGTGCACAGCTGGCATCTTGGAAGCCAGGATGCGGACGCGGCCCTGCGATTCGTGCGGCAGCACTTTCTTGCGTGCGACCAGGTTTGCGCCCTGGGAGGTGTTTACTTCAGCCATGTTTGGCTCCTATGAAAAGTGGGGTGGGTTCGATGCGGCCGCCGTGAGGGCGACCGCTACCGGGTGGATTAGACGAAGTCGATCTGGACGACGGCGTCTTCCCAGACACGGACCGCGCCGACCGAACCGGCCGCCGACAGCTGCATCGTGTCCTTCTTGTCGCCGCGGCGCTGGCTCTTGCCTTCGAAGAAGCCGGTACCGAAGTGGATCGCCTTCTTGGCCCAGGCCATCGCGCTGTAGGTGCCGCCGACGTTGTTGACCTTCTCGTACGGCACCCAGTTGAAGCCCATCCACTTGCCGGCCAGATTGCCTTCCTGGAGCATCTTCACGGCCATGAAGTCAGCGCTGGTCAGGCTGGTATCGGCCAAAATGTCCTCGAGCATTTCCGAGGTGTAGGTGATGTACAGCTCCTGCGGATCATCCGCCTCGCTGTCGCATTCGTTGGCGCGGAAGATCTTCTTCGCCGTGATCAGCTTGGCCTTCGTGAAGCCGGTACCGCCAGCGGCGATCTTCTGACCGGCAGGCAGCGCGACCTGGTCGCCTTCCTTGGTCTGCGAGTTGCCGAGGCCCGCGGCGTAGATGATCTGGTCCTTGCGGCGGTTCCAGGCGGCCAGCAGCGACGACATGTAATCGCCGTTCGGGTTGGCCAGCACCTTTGGCTCGTCCGCGCGGTCGACCGGCAGCGCCTGGTAGAAGTCGCGCATCAGGGCGACGCGGGTGCCGTGGGTGATGTCGCTCCACTGGGTGTCGCCGTGGCGCACGCTGTTTTCCGGGGTGTCTTCCACCATGCCGAGCTTGTTGGCGGTGAACGATTCGCCGGTGATGCTGCCGCGATCGGTGACGCGCGCCTCGAAGCGCGAGTTCTTCTGCTGCGCCTGGGTGCGGATCGTGGTGTCGAACTGCTGCACGAACGCCTGGGTGATGGTGGTGGTGCCGCCGAAGCCGAGGACGCCCATGGCCGCAGCTTCGTGCGGGATGAGGTTGAAGGTGGTTGCGAGGATGAGCACTGCAAGCAGTGCCAGCTGCATCTTGTTGGTGCGGATGTAGCCGACGATCGAGTCTTTCATGAGGATTCCCTGAGTAGTTGAATTTAGGTTTTCGCCTGGTCAGGTTGTCCGTTGCCGGGCCTGTGATTCGGACCACGCACGGCTGTATGCGGGGTTACGGGCTTGAAGGTTATCTGCGCGCCACCGCAGGCCTTGACTGGTGGCAATGATTGCGCTGATGGGTGGTCGGAATCCCGACTATTTGCGCGCAGGAACGAAAAAGCCCGCGCGAGGCGGGCTTGGTAGAGGGGAGGGAGGCGATCAGCCGGCGGCTTCGGTGCCGTGCTTGCGCTCGAAGTAGCGCTTGACCTGGGCGCTGACCTTCGCGTGGTCAACGTGGCGCTGGTTCGTGTAGGCCTCGGACAGCAGTAAGGTCTGGATGTCATCTTGCGTCGTCATGCTCTGGCCGCCGGCGCCCGGGTCTTCCTGGAACTCGGGGCCCAGCGCGGCCATGAGGCGCAGGAACTGGGTGTTGTTTCCGAGCGGGCCGTTCATGATCTCGTCGACGTTCAGGCCAGCCTTTTGCGCCGCTGCGGTGGTGCCGACATAGGCGTTTTTCACATTGCGGGTGAAGTCGGCGTCCGTCGCCCAGGTCTTCTTCAGCTCGGCGGTGGCCGTCGCCGCGTCCTGCAGCACTGCGCCAGCGGCGAGGGTGGGTGCCATCTCGAAGTATTTGCCCATGACGAAATCGACCTGTGCCTGGTTCAGGCCAGCGGCGTGCGCGCCTTCGAGGAAACCTTTCATGCCGGCGTCGGTGGCCGGGTCGAACGCTTCCTTCAGGCCGTCGGGCACGGTCACCTTGTACTCGCTCGCTTCCTTCGGTGGCGCCTCTCCGGAGCCGAAGCGCTTTTCCAGGTTGCCGTAGGCGTCGGCCAGCTTGCGGGACGAGGCTTCAACGTCGAGGGTGCCGTCCTCCTTCATGACGCGCAGCTTCTCGGGAATGAAGTCGGGGGTCTGTTCGCCTGCAGGAGCTGCTGCCGCAGCGGCGGCGCCGGCGAGAACGGATGGGGTGGCGGCCGCGGGTGCAGCTGCTGCAGCCGGATCCGGGGCTGCTGGTGCAGCTGGTGCAGCACCGCCGGCAGAGCCCTCGGCGCCCGCTGCGTTCATGTAACGCCAGATGAATCGTTTGATGCGCATGTTGTCTATCCTTCCTGGTTGTTGACGTCCACGCCGTGGGCGCGGTTGATCTGGTTGGTGATGAATTCCAGCACGCGGCGCTGGCCGTCGCGCTGGTAGGTGGCGAGCACCGCATCGATGCCGCCAGAGACGACGGCGGGGCGAGCGAAGGTGCGAATCAGGTGCTCAAGGATGGCGGCGCCGCGGCGGTCGTCTTCGAAGAGCTCCTTGTACTGCTCCGGGGTAGGGTTGTTCTCGCTCATGCCGGTGCCATATTCTTCGCCATCTGCGGCGCCATCGTCTGGGCCATGTCAGCTTGTTGCTGTTGCGCCTGCGCCTGCTGCTGCGCTTTTGCCCGGTTGTCGCGGATCGCCTGAATATCGTCCTTCGAGCGACCGATGCGCGCTGGCGCACCGCGGCCTTCCAGGATGACGCTGACGCTTTCCTCGATGTCGATCGTGTCCCAGACGGTTGGATCCTGCGTTGCCAGGGCGATCTGGCCCACGGCGGCGAGCGACGTTTCGATCGCGTTCACCTCCTCGAGCTTCTGGGCCTTGGCGTTCGGCGATTCGAACTTGACGTTGTACTGGCGGCCGGCCAGCGACTGCGGAGGAGGCGGCAGCACCCCGGCTCGCAGGGCCAGGCCGAAGCAGCGGTTGATCATCGGCGAATACCACTCGGTCTGCATCCGCCCGTAGATCGGGCCGAGCAGCTGCCGGATCATCTGCGTGCGCACGTGGATCTCGGTCGCGGTGCGCACCGGCCCGTCCTGCGGCGCGAGCTGGTCGGCCATCAGGGTCTTCCGGATCGCGGCCTGCAGCGCGTCCTTCTTCGTGAAGACCAGGTCGAACTTCGCGCCGCTGTTGAGCGACTTCATGCTGTCGACGCTGTTGGCCACGATGATCTTGCGCGGGCCGACCTTCACGGTGCGCGGGTTCAGGACGCCGTCGTCCTCGGCGATCCACATGCCCGAGATTGCCATGTCGAGGTTGGTGTCTTCGAGGTAGACCAGCCGGTTGAGCTGCTTGATGTCGGGCAGGGCGCGGAACATCGGCCCGATCGCGTACTCGCTGTCCGGCAGCTTCGCCCAGCGCGGCGCGACGAATGGGCATTCATGGAAGCCCGAATCGCGCACCAGGTGCTTGGTGTCGACCTCGATGTGCACGGAGGCGAACGCCAGGTTCTTGGCGCGCACGCCGGTGGACTCGGTGCTGCGCGGGTAGATCGACTGGCAGAACTTGACCTTTTCGTCAGGTTTGCCGTCGTCGACCAGCTTGCGGACCTTCGCGCTGACGTTGTCCTGGCCGAAGTCCTTGATCGCCTGCTCGGCGGAGAGCTCGTACGAGCGCACCAGGGTATCGGGGAGGCCGCCCTTCTTCGATGCCGCGATGTAGCACGATGCCATCGGCCACAGCTCGAAGTGGTAGCCACCCTGGTCACGGTCGACGTCGATGAACATCACGAACCAGCCGGCGGGGATCATGTCGGTGCAGGCCTCGAAGCCGACCGCGTCGAAGTTCGAGCCGTGGATGTTCTCGAAGATGGTCTCGGCGCACAGGTCGAACCAGCGCTTTTCCTCGTCCGTGTCCTGCCCAGTCGACAGACCAAACCAGCGCGAGTTGCTGGGGGTGCCGCCCGACATGATCGCGGCAGCCAGGATCTGGCCAGCGTCGGTCGAGGTCGAGTCCATCAGGCGCGCGCGCTTGGCCTGCAGCGAGGAAGCGTCGCCGGCCTGGCCATAGAAGCCATCGCCGCGCTCAGGGAACGAGTAGTCGAAGCATTCACGCCAGTGCTGTTCGTGCGGCTGGCGCAGCTGCTCTAGCGAGGACTTCCTGCGCAGCAGTTGGACTGCGAGTTCGGACATCGTCAGCCCCCCAGCTTGTCTTTGCCCATCGCCAGCACGCTGCTGGTCGCGGATGCGCCGGCCGCGCCCTGGGCGCCGGACGCGAGCAGGGACTGGTTACGCTTCGCCCGGCGGTTCGCCGCTGTCTTGGCATTGGCCGCGACGGTGGCCTCGGTCTCTGCCTTTTCGCGTTCGACCTTAGGGTCTTTCTCCGGTGGGAGATCTGGGGAGCTTCCGCACATGGGATTCCTTGCGTTGTTGCGTGGGTTGATCGATTACTTCTTTTCCGGGGTGGCAGGGCACACGTAGCCATCCAGCGTCAGGACTGGGGCGGTGAGGGTGGCCGGGTCGACCTGGTGGGCGCGCATGTTGCGGTAGTCGGCTTTCGAGCGCGGCGCGACAGCGGTGTCCGGCTTGGCCAGCACGGTCGTAGCCGCCTTGAGCTGGTGCGCCAGCTCGTCCTGCAGCTTGGCCATTTCTTCGGCACGGATGATGGCGCGCTCTTCTTCGCGGATGTGGGCGCGCATGGCGTCGACGTCGGTGCCAGGAGCGGCCGCGGCCTGAGCGGCTTCGGGCTGCGAGGCTGGCTGCTCGCTGGCCGGTGCTGGTGCTGGTGCTGGATCCGGGGCGGGCGCTGGTGCTGGGGCCTGCTGCTCGGCGACCGGTTTCGGCTGTTCGCCTGGCACGAGGACGGTGGTGACGCGGGAATTCTTGGGCATGGTGGACTCCGGAGGACGTTTATGGGAAGCAACGTCACGGAGTATCGGCGCGGCGGCCGGTCGGAATCCCGACTAAATCGATTTACAGCTTCATGCCGAGCCCGGCAGCGGCGCGGACGATGGCGCGGCACGTGGCGGATAGGGGCTCGGTTTCGTAGAACTCCTGAGTCAGCGGGCCGCCAGCCGGCAAGACTTCAACGCGCTTGCCACCAACGACCCGGTGCATGATGTCCAGCTCCAGGGTCACCGCCAGTTCGAACGTGTCGGCATAGAACAGCAACGGATTCCAGCCATGCGTTTCCGTGCCATCGGAGAAGTGCAGGATCAGCCACTCCTCGCCGTCGACCTCCTCGGCCCGCACAGCCCCAATTGAGCGCGCGGCCAGCTCGAGCAGTTGGCGATCTGCCTCCGGAATGCTCTTGCGAGGCGGTGCCGGCAGCTCGTCCAGGTCGTCGTAGGTCTCGTCGTGTTCGTTCATCCCTGCCTCTGCTTGCACTGTTGGGCCAGCGATTCTATCGCAGCCAGGGCGCTTGGCCTCAGGCCATGAACGAGAACTGGCTGACCGTAGGCACCTCGGCGATCCCGTTGCCCGTCGCCTCGGCCCAGAACTGCACCAGGCACAGCCCATCGTGGTACCGCGGCTGCGATCCGTTCTTGTAGCCGATGAGGGTGCTCTTCGGGATTTCGGTGAAGAAGGCCACGTCGTACAGGCTGTAGCCCTCGTCCTTGAGGTGGTCGAGCAGGCGGAACCAGTCGACGCGAACGTCGTTGGCCCGCTGCCCAAACGCGCGCGCACGCGTGAGGAGAGTTGTACGGCGCTTTTCCGGCATCTATCCCCCTAAAACGGCATTGCTTCCGCGACAACAGGCCGCAGCTCGATCGAACGTGCGAGCGAGAGGATAGCCAGCGCGTCGGCGTGGTTGCTGTCGATCGGGGCGAAGCCCTTGGCGCGGGCGGTGGCGATCATCGCGTCCTTGTCCGCGTTGCCCTTGCCGGTCCAGTGCTTCTTCACGACGCCGACGCCGACCGGGCGCAGCGGGACGTTGTTCGAGGCGCACCACATCTCCAGGCATGCCAGGAAGCCGCCGTAGACGTGGGCGGCGAGGGTGCCGGCGTGCTGCTTCACGTCCTCGAAGTAGATCACGTGGATCTCGCCGGCGGCGACACGCTGCTCGTTGAGGAAGGCGCGGAACTTGAGCCAGCGCTGGCCAGCCGCTTCGAGGCGCTTCGGTGCAAACTTCTCGCTGCCTCCTGCGACGATGCCGCCGCGTGCGTAGCGGGCCCAGCCGGTGGTGGTGCCGATATCGATTGCGAGGATGTTCATGCTGCTGGTGCTCCATGGCCCTGTGCAGCCCAGATGCCCTCGGCATCGTCCGGCGCCGGTTCGTAGGTCGCATCGAAGATCTCGGGCTTGCATGGGTACAGCTCGCCCTTGATGCCCCGGATGATCCAGTCGCCGGGCTGCGCGGTCATAACGCCTTCCAGCGTGGTGATGTGCGCCACCCCGTCAACAACGAGAAAAGCATCCTGCCTGATGGCCTCGATCAGCCATTCCGGCGCGTCCTCTGCGGCCGTGGGTTGCTGGAACTGGATCGCCTCGACGATGACTGGCTTTTTACGAAATTTCATGTGGTCTCCTTGTTGTGCGCTCGAGCGCGAATTGTTCTTGGTGGTCAGACCTTGGCGACCTTGCGATCGCGCGGGAACTGGTCCCTGCTGACGGCTTTCTCCCTCTGCCTCATCTCCCATGTCCCGCGCTCGTTGAAGAGCACGCAGGGGCGGTCGGTCGAGAGAACCAGCTTGTCCCAGCCGCTGCAGTGGCCAGTGCGTTCGACGCTTTCTTCCTTGGGGGAAGCAGGCGGGAACCGGTTGCACATGCCGCAGGGCTGGTGGTCGGGCTTCACGCGCCATTGCCCCTGCGCCTGGCGAGCTCGGCAGCGTTGATGCGGGCCTCGTATTCTTCGTAGCTTTCGTCGGTGCCTTTCGGGTCCGTGCCTTGCGGCTTGCGGATCTGTACCGGCTGGGGTGACTTTCCTGGTGGTGGTGGCGCGGCCTGTTCGGTCAGCAGCTGGTCGACGATCCGCTCGAGGTACTTGACTGGGATGGTTTCGCCGGGCTTTGCGGCCTTGGCCTTGATGATCGCGACGTTCAGCACCTCGTCGGTGACCTTCGGGTTTTGCGCCCAGGTCACGGCAACGATCGGGTTCTGCGCGGTGGTGATCACGCCTTGAGCGCGCAGCAGCAGTGCGATCTGCACGTTGCGAGCCATGCCTCCTACGAGGTCGGCAGGTGATTCGGGTTCAGGCTGAGCGGCGGCCGGAGTTGGCGGTTGAGGAGACGATGATTTAGGTTTTAATTCTCCCTGTCCCTGTCCCTGTCCTTCTCCCTGTCCTTCTCCCTTAAGAGCATTTTCCAGCGGAATTCCGTCGCCTGTTGCCTCTTTTCCATCGGAACCGCCTGTGCTTTCCAGTGGAATTCTTGTGCTTTCCAGTGGAATGTTGTCGGAATGAGCACCCGGTTCCAGCGGAAGCGGGAGGGGGGCACGGCCTTCGCTTTCGCGCTGCTTGTTGGATTTCCTGACGCGATCGCACTCTTTCTTCCACTGGTGGTGCAGCTTCGCCTTCCAGCTTTCCAGCGCTTTCTCAGCGACGACAGGGTGATAGAGGCGGCCGTCGGCGCACTTG